CCGAGTGCGGCCAGGGCTACCGCGACATGGCGGGCGCATTGGATGCGCTTGAGACATTGGCGCTACAGGAACGGTTGCGGCATGGGATGCAGCCGGTGCTGACGATGTGTGCCAGTAATGCGACGGTAGTGATGGACCCAGCCGGCAACCGCAAGCTGGAGAAGGCGAAAAGCTCCGGGCGAATCGATGGTATGGTGGCGTTGGCGATGGCGGCCAAGGCTGCTACCGCGACAACCGCGCCGCACTTCGACCATCGGGCGATGATCGCCTGAGCGCGAGCGCACGACTGCCTGCCAGCCCGCCAGCGAGCGGGCTTTTTTATTGCCGAGAGTGGGGATGTTGATCCGCAAGCGAGAGTCCGCGGCACCGCCGCCGTCTGCCGATCCGCGCGAGTTCGTCATGTCGGACGACAGTGTCGATCGGATGGGCGACGTGATCGAGCCGAACGGCTGGCAGCTCGAGCGCTTCCGCCGCAACCCGGTGGCGCTGTTCAATCACAATCCGGATTTCCCGATCGGCACTTGGCGCGATGTGGCCGTCCGCAAGGGCAAGCTGACCGGCCGATTGGAGCTGATGGACCCGGTGTCCTATCGGCTGAAGGAGATCCACGCCGCGGTCGATGCCGGTGTCCTGCGCGCGGTGTCGGTCGGTTTTCACAGTGACAGTTTCGAGCCGCTCGGCAAGTCCGGCGGCATCCGTTTCACCGAGGCCGAATTGGTCGAATGCAGCCTCGTCTCGGTGCCTGCGAACCCGAATGCTTTGGCGGTTGCCAAGGCGCTCGGCCTCTCCCGCGAGACGCAACGCCTGCTTTTCGGCGCGAATGCCTTTGAGCAAGAGCCGGCGGCGTCTCGCGGTTCCCCCGGCGCGCACGCCCAGGAGACAATCGTAAAATCAGGACACAGGACAATGAACTACAGTGAGCGCATCCAGGCGGCGCAGCAGGAAAAGGTCAGCCTACAGGACCAATTAGCGAGTCTGCCGGATGTCGATGATGTCGAACGGGTGAACGAGATCACCGCCAAAATCAACGAGACCAATCAGAAGATATTCGCGTGGGTGTCAGCGGAACAGGCGCTTGGCACTGAGGCAGCACCGATCACCGTGCCGAAAGAGCGGGTGACGGTGTACTCGCCAAACCAGCCGTTGCCGCCTTCCGCGCCAAAGAGTTGGGCACAACCGAAGCGCAAGGAGACGGCGCCGGAGGAACACATCCTGCGGCACTTCGCGGCGACAGCCATTGCATACATCGAGCGTCTGCCGATCGAAGTGGCATTGGCGAAGCTCTATGGCAGCTATGGCGATTTCGAGGCGACAAAGGGCGTCGTCGAGTGGCGCACCCGCGCCGCCACCGCGCCTGCAACCACGACCACTTCGGGTTGGGCCGCGGAACTGGCAGTGATCGGACAGGGCGCATGGTTTAACGCGCTGATGGCCGGCAGCATCTTCCAGCCGGTGGCCAGCCGCGGGATGCAGATCACGCTCGGGCGCAACGCCTCGATCAGCATGCCGACCCGGCAAGCGACACCGACCGTGGCGGGTTCTTTCGTGGCTGAAGGCGCACCGATTCCTGTCCGGCAGGCAGCATTCACGGCGATTAATATCGGGCTGAAAAAAATGGCGGTGATCACGAGCTACACTCGTGAAATCGCCGAGCACTCGACACCCGAGATTGAGACGATCCTGCGCCAGCTCATCATGGATGACACCGGCGTCGCGGTGGACACGGTGTTTATCGACGCGACCAGTTCGACAGCCGTGCGCCCGGCCGGCATCCGGGCTGGTGTCGCCGGTCAGACACCGACAACCGGTGGCGGGTTCAACGCGCTGGTCGGCGACATAAAGCTGCTCGTCGGCATCCTCGCCGGGATGAATGCCCTGTCCAATCCGGTGTGGATCATGAACCCGGTGCAGTCGATCAGCATCTCGCTGACGCAGAATGCTGGCGGTGACTTCCCGTTCCAGGCCGAGATCAACGGCAACCGGTTGATGGGCTATCCGGTGGTGGTGTCCTCAACCGTGCCGGCCGGGATGATTATCCTGATTAACGCGGATGATTTGATGGTCGTGCAAGGTGATACACCGCGATTTGATGTCAGTGACCAGGCCACTCTGCACTTTGAAGACACCTCACCGCAGCAGATCAGCACGGTTGGCACACCGAATGTGGTGGCGGCGCCGGTGCGCTCGATGTTCCAGACCGACTCTCTGGCGCTGAGAATGATTCTGCCGATGAATTGGGCAATCCGCAGATTGCCGGCACCGGTCGCGTGGATGACCGGTGTCACTTGGTAGCACGCCGATACGGCTGGCGGACACCGGCGCGCAACCTGCTGCGCCGGTACGTCACAAAGGAGGCAGAGAATGCAGACGACGACGACACCGGAACAGGATGCGCAGCGGCAGCAACAACTGATGCAGGCCGAACAGCAGCGGGTGCAGGAGGGCAAGCAGAATTATCAGCAGCAGACCGAGCGAACGCGGGCGCTGACCGATCTGACGCTGCGCGTGACCGAAAGCCAGACACCCACGCCGACGCAGGAAGAAAACGACCTGGCAAAGCTCGGGCTGTTACATCCGGACGAAAAGAGCGTCCCGAATAGCCCGGAAATGCCGCCGTTGCACGCGCAGCAGGCGTATGTCGCCAGCGGCGAGGGCCGTTTGGAGTTGGTGCAGGGGCAGCAGCAGCCGCAACAGCCGGGGCGGCTGGCACCGGCACAGCCACGGCGGCCGAACGAGCCGCCGGCAGCCGAGCGTAGCGTCCCGCGCGGCGAGCGGTCGTAAATGGCGCAGAGCGTGGCCGGGATGCTGCAACGCATCCTGCGCCCGCGACAGAAGGCGGCGCCGGTCACGCGATCCACCGGCGGCTATATCCCGCCGGACTGGCCGGTAAACTTTTGGCAGATGGGCTACGACCCGCTGCGCGTCGGCGGCGGCGCGATCGTCCACTCGTGCATCGCCGCTTACTCGCAGACCGCCGCGATGTGCCCGCCAACGCATTGGCGCTCGACCGGCGACGGCGGGCGTGAGCGGGTGACGAATTCGGCGCTGTCGCGGGTGCTGGTGAAGCCGAACGCCTATCAATCCGGTAGTGACTTTGTGCTCAACCTCGTCGGCGCGCTCTACACCGACGGCAATGCCTACGCCTACGCGACGCGCAACAACCGCTACGAGGTCGCCGAACTGCACCTGATGGATAGCGCCTCGTCGGGTGCCTGGGTCGCGTCGAACGGCGAAGTGTTTTACACGATCGCCGGCAATCCGGTGGTCGAGCGCATTCTCGACAAGGACGCGGCCAAGGCGGTGCCGGCGCGCGATGTGCTGCATCTGAAACTCGACGCCCGCGGCAACCCGCTGAAGGGCGAGCCGCCGCTGACTAATGCGATGCTCGACATCGCGGCAAGCAATTCGATGGTTCGGCAGGCGCTGGACTTTGCCAACAACGCCGCGAAACCGTCCGGGGTGCTGACGACCGACCAGCCGCTCGAAGATTGGCAATCCCGCGAGATGCGGCAATTGTGGCGCGAGGCGACATCAGGGCCGAATGCCGGCGGGACGCCGATCCTGTCGAATGGGCTAAAATGGCAGCAGGTATCGTCGTCGTCGCGCGACGCGCAACTCGCCGAGTTGTTGCAGATCGCCGACGGTCGGATTGCGACCGCATACCGTATCCCGCTGGCGCTCCTGTCGCTGTGGGGCGCGCAAGTGCAGGCGCCCGGCGAAGATCAGATGCGGTTCTGGGTATCGTCCGCCTTTGGATTTGCGCTCAACCACATCGAGGACGGTATCGGCCGGTTTTTCGGCGTCAGCGGCGTGCCGCAGGAATATCTGGAGTTTGATACGCAAGCGTTGCTGCGATCGAACCAACGCGACCGTATCGAGGCTTTGGCGCGCGGCGTGCAGGGCGGCATTTACGCTCCCAACGAAGCCCGTGCGATGGAAGACCTGCCGGCGGCCGAGGATGGCGATCAACCCAGGGTCCAACAGCAGGTCGTGCCGCTGGACGCTTGGTCGCAGACGCCGCCGCAATCGCCGCGGCCGAATGCGCCGCCCGCGTCACCGGCGCCGCCGACAACCGCCAACGAGAACGCCAACCAGGACACCGCGGCGGCGAAGGCCGCGCTCGCGGCGATGCGGAGGCACTATGCCGGCACTCGATGAGCTGGCCGAAGCCCTGGGCGGCGAACTGGGCGACATGGTGGCGCGCATCGAGCGCGACCTGATGCTGCGGTTTGCGGTGGAAATCGAGCGGCTGCGGGCCGAGCGCGCCGAGTTTGAGCTGCGGGTCGAGCGCGCGGTCACTGCCAGACTTGCCGAACTCAAGGATGGAC